CGGAGCCCAGGTTAGATTCCTCCGCTCCGAAGTCCTCGACCACCTGCGCCGCCAAGGCCAAGAGCGGCGAGTCAGTGAGTGACGGGTTCACGATGATCCCAAACGACCTACTCGATCTGGCGATGAGGCGGGACAAGCTACAGCCCGCCGAGCGGTGCGTGCTGCTCTACCTGATCCGGCAGACGCTCGGCTACAACAGGGCCGACTCGTCGACCTTCGGATCGATAGGTGCGATCACCTCCGCGACCGGCTACGGGAGGGTGACCGTGATCAACGCGATCAAGGGACTCTTGGCCTCCGGGCTGGTCACTAGAGCGCACCAAGGAGGACCGGGCAAGGGTGCCTCGGTCTATGCCATAGCTAGTACAGTAGACCGTACTAGTACAGTGGGCTGTAGTACAGCCAGCTATACCACCCCTAGTACAGTGGGCTATACCACTCCTAGTACAGTGGGCTGTACCCTTAAAGAGACAAAGAACAAACAAGGAACAAACAACCCCCCAAACCCCCCGAGGGGCTCGGGCTGGATGGATGACCTGCGATCGATCGAGGACGAAGAAAGCTTCGGAGACTTCGACCCCGACGCATGGACACCGGCCCGGCTAGTCGTCCACCTCGGCGGGCGAGTTCCGATCCCACCGCTACAGCAGCCCCGGTGGGCAGCTATCATCCTCAACAGCACCGAGGAGCAGATCGCAGAAGCCCTCAAGCTAGCCGAGACAGCCGACCGCCCCGCACGCTACTTCCTCGCCCTCTTCGACGACCAGGGCAAGAGGAAGGCCGACCCCGAGTGGAAGGGCAAGAGGAAGCCCGCTGCGAGCCGGACACCCGAAGAGAAGAAGGCCTACTTTGCAGAGATCACGAGGAAGGCCGAAGAGCAGCTTGCAACAATGACACCCTTGACCCGACGCTAGGAGCAGAAGCATGGATGGAATAGCAGAGATCATCGAAGCCCAACTCACCCTCACCAACCAGAGAGGACCCGAGCCCGACATTGTCTCGACGTGGTTGATCGACCTACAGCGCCGGATCGGCTCGATCTCGCAGGAGCGTCTAGCGCTAGCCTTCACCGCCGCTCGCGACGAGTGCGCAGAGCGGAGAGCGCGGGGCGCGTACGGACAGCTAGGCCTCGACGACGTGATCCGGCAGTACCGCAGGACCGAAGCCCGAGCGGTCGACGTTCCCACCGATCCACATTGCCCCCACGCCTGCGACAAGGGACACCTGATGATGACGGACAAGGAAGGCTATGACGTGCAAGTCCCGTGTTCCTGCCGAGCGGGCGAGCACCTCCGCACCCACCTCAAGATCTACGAGCGGCGACGTAACGTCGAGGAGCTCCTGCGCTTCGGGTGGAAGGTCAAGAGCCGGTCACAGCGTCGACTCTCCGAGGATGAGGTCCAGTGGCTGATGGCTCGCTCGTTTGAGACATCGATCGCCCACGCAATGTGGGAGCATCGGAAGGACCGGAGGATGCCGGCGACCGACGAGAACATGGATCGAGCAGTTAAGATCCTTTCGCGATCTATCGGCAGAGGTTAGGCTGACGCATGCCTAGAACGACACACTCAGCGAAGCAGAGGGCCGCCGCAGTGCTAGCGGACGGCGGAACCCAGAGGGAGGCCGGACGAGCCGCAGACAGGCATCACAAGTCCGTACAGTATTGGTTGAAGAACGATCCTAGCTTTGCCGCCGGAGTTATCCGCGCAAAGGACGCCATCCTAAAACAGGCTGCCCAGCTCGCCACCCTGAGCCACGCTGAAATGTTGGAGAGGCTGCGGGATGAGGAGCAGCGGGCCGGGCTAGAGTTCCGCGACCTCAACAGGACCTGGGGCACCGCTGCGGATAAGCTAGTCCAGGCTGCCCGGGACGAGCTGGCGAACGCCACCGAGGCCGACGAGCACAGCAACCTCACCCGAGACGAGCTGCTCGACCGTCTAGCCTCGGAGCTAGATCCCGACATGGTCGAAGCTATCCGAGTTCGGCAGAGGCACTAGGTGCGGGCGAGCAGCTCTGAGATTGCGCGCCAGTTGGCCGAGGTCGCATCCCTCGCCGTGCTGGCCCAAGCGCTATTCAAGCGCATCGATCGGCGCGGCTATCACTGCCGGGTGTGGGATGTTGTCTGGGAGGACTTGGGCAACGCGACGGAGAGTCTTGAGGATCTGCAAGAGGAGATCAGGTCGCAGACGACGAGCGCCGACAGGCTCTTCACCCTGGCGGAACTGTTGGCAGACCGATGATCTTCTCGATCTGGCACATCAAGCCGAGGAGCACACGCCGGATCTGCGCCGGCTGCCTCGCTCTGTACTTCGGTCCTCCTTGGTGCGCCGACGACGACTGCAAGGGCTTTGGCGAGCCGCTCTGTTAGGCTCTCCTCGTGTCGCTAGCCTCCGCCCTCTCTGCCGTCTCTGCTAACCCGCTCGCCCGCTATCAGCCTCGTCCAGGTCAAGAGCGGTTCCACCGAAGCCAAGCGCAGACGCGGTGTATGCGAGGGCCGAACCAGATCGTCGGGAAGAGCTACGCCGGGTGCGCCGAGGCTCTGTGGTTTCTCACCCATACGCACCCGCACAGGGAGATCCCCGACCGTCCCGTAGCCGGTCGCCTCGTTCCCTACTCGGACGACAGCAGCAAAGAGATCGAGGGCAAGCTGTACGAGCTGCTCCCGAAGTCGCTGCTCCACCCTGACTGCCGCTATCACCCAGACCGAGGCTTCACCACCGGGCGTCGTCGGATGCTAAGGCTCAGGACAGGCGACAGCATGGGGATCGTCTCGCAGTCTGCGGGCACGCTGGCGGCGGCAGGCTCAACGCTTGACTTCGTTTGGCTCGACGAGCCGCCCGAGCGGAAGATCTTCGCGGAGGCTCAAAGCCGGGTACTGGTTCGCAAGGGCTGCCTCTGGCTCACCCTCACCCCGGTCGGTCGTCCGGTCGGATGGCTCAAGGATGCCTGCGAGGATGGGCTGATCGAGGACATCCACGTCGAGCCTACGCCCGAGAACACCGGGCTGAGCGAGGAGGAGCTTGACGCGATCCGGCAGATGATCCTCCCGACCGAGCGCCCGCAGCGCTTCGGGGGCGATTGGGAGGGCGTTAGTCTTGATCGCTACTACTCGGCATGGTCGGACGACATGATCAGCAAAGAGCTGCCCGACTGCGAGCTACAGATCGGGATCGGCATCGACCACGGCGAAGGGCACGGGAGGCAGGGCGCGCTGCTCTGCGGCTTCGACACTCGCGACAAGAGCAACCCTTGGGTGTACTTCCTCGACGAGTACACGTCGCAGGGCCACAGCGGGATCGAAGAGGACGCGAACGGGATCCTCGACATGCTCGGGCGCTGGGACCTCGGACCCGAAGCCGTCGACGTGGCGCGGGGCGACACGAACTCAGCGGGGAAGAGTGAGGCCGGCTATCGCGTGAACCAGTTGCTTGAGCAGAAGATCGCGGTGCTCTCCGGTCTGCCGCCCACCTCCCCACCGTTCCGCATCAAGGCGGCACGCAAGGGTCCGGGCTCGGTAGCCTACACGGCTCGCCTACTTCACTCCGCGATGGTCAAGGGCTCGCTCACCGTGCACCCGAACTGCGAGGCGCTCGTGGCCGGCCTGCGTCACTGGCGGGGACCGGGGGGCAACTCGGCGAACAAAGAGCTGTCTCACATTCTCGACGCTGCCCGGTACATTGGCCGGGAGTACCTCGACACTCGCCACCGCAACACCGACCGGATCAAGGTGCGATAGGTGTTGACCTCGCATACCGCGCGCGCTTACTCTTGCGGGGGCGACTCACGGACGGGCACCGAGGACACATGAGCCAAGATCAAACCGCACTCTCAGACGTTCCGCCTCTGCCATCTCAGGAGGACGAGACACGCCGCACCCACTCCCGACTTCGCCGCCGGCTACTGGAAGGGCAGTGGAAGCAGGACCTTGAGAACAAGTGTCGGTCGTTCTTCCCGCCGCAGACCGTCGAGCGCTTCGGAAATCTAGATGTCAGCAGGAATTTATTTGCCACGATTACGAAGCAGCTTGCGATCCAGTACGACAATCCGCCCCGAGTCACGCACGCCGACTCCGACGTAGACGAGTTCGCCGCCCGTGTTCGTCACGACGGGCTATGGTCCATCGGTGCTCGGAATGCTCGGAATGTTCTGGGGATGCGCGAGGGGCTGATGCGGACCGATTACAGCACCGAGCGAGGCGAGCTGCTTTATCGTGCTGTCCCTTCGGATTTAGTCTACGCCGAAGCAGCGGCAGACAATCCCGACGAGCCGAACCTAGTCGTCGAGGCCCGGCTTGCTTCGCTCGATGTCGGAGACGGTAAGGGCGAGCAGGACCGGTGGACCTGGGACGTTCTCGACCTCCGCGATCCTCAAGACCCGAAGTATCGTGTGCTGCTCCCGAGCGGTCGGGCTCAGATCGAGGACGCCCGCGACATCACCGAGCAGGTGCTTGGTGGCAGATTCAGCGGCGGCGACTACCCCTACATAGTAAATTCTGCGCCCACTCTCCCGTACGCATTATTTCATGCGCAGCGCACTGGCGAATTATTCAACCCTTACGACAACTCCGAGCAAGTCGAGGCCACGCTATTGATCGGCGCACTCTGGACGTTCTGGGGCTACCTCTGCCGCGACGCTGCCTACTCGCAGCGATGGGCGATCGGTGTCCAGCTCGGCGGCGGTGCCATCCGGGGCAGCGGCAAGGCGGCACGCAAAGAGGTTCACCTTGACCCGACATCGATCGCGATGTTCACCGAAGAGGTGCCCGGCGGCGGCAGGCTCGGGCAGTTCGGGGCGAGTGTAGATCCCGAGCGATATCAGCTCGCGGTCGATTCCTTTGAGCAGAGAGTTCTCGCGCACAGCGGCCTGAGCCCCGACGACTTCCAAAAGAGCGGCGGTGCTGCCGAGTCCGGCTACGCTATCGCCCTCAAGCGT